TATACATATGGAAATTGTACTACAAATTTCTCTGTAGTACAATACATTTGGTTACTTTGCTGCTTTTTTAGCCATCTGTGCAACTATTTTTTCTGAATCATCTGGGTCTATTGGTTCTTTTGCAAAAACCTGACCTTTGAATATAACTTTATCATCTTCAATATCTTTGATAAAGTGAACTAGTGGTTCTTTTTTAATCATATCATAAATGTCAGACTTATCGACAATAATATCATTCTGACGCAATAAATGCAAGAATGCATCTGTACTCATTGGCTCATTTGCGTTTGCATGTGCAAGGTCGGATTCAAGTTGACTTGTTACTGAAGTCAACTTGACACGTAATGGATCCTTGTTATCAAACTCGAAAAGACGCATTATCTTTTTGCGCGGCCTACGCTTGTTGGTGGTGCTTCAGGTTCTTCTTCGGGTTCTTCCATTGGAGGCATTTCAGCACTCATATCAGCTCCCATCTCGTCACCCATTTCAGGTTCTGCACCCATTTCAGGAGCTGCACCCATATCACCTGCCATATCAAAGCCGCCGCCTTGACCAGTCACAACACCTAATGCAGTTTGTAGACTTGTTTTAGCTTGTGTTAATGCTGCCTGTAATGTAGTAAGTGCTTCATTTGCTTGTGTGCTAAATTGTTCACCTTCATTAGTACCGATCTCGCTATTAACGCTATCAATAACAGCTGGTAATTCTTTAACTAGCATATCAGAAACTTCTTCAACCATTTTCTGTACACTGTCAACCATGTCTTTGACTGCTAGAACAACTTGAGATTTTTCAACTTCTTCATTCTCAACAACGATGCGGCTATTGTACATTGGTTGTGCTCTTAATTCACCATAATGATGTGACAATGCTTGTTCCATGAAAACTAGTTTCAAGTATGCAGGATTCTGTTCGCTAGAATGAATAGCATTTGATTGTCTAGTTTCACTGATTAAACCTTTTACTTTACGTAGCATGGTTCTTGTTTCTGACATAGATAATCTGTCAAAATTTAAAGAGGTATTGAAATTCTCTTTTAACGCTTTCTTAGCCATCAATGATGGTTTTTGATTAAATTCAGTTAGTTTCATAGGTATTCCTAAAGTACGATATAGTATTTATCTTTCCTTAAAATATTTTAAAGAGAAGATTCCTTAAATTTCTTGATTTGCCAATTCTTTGTCTGTGCTACGTATTTTTGCATTTCCTCTAGCATCAAAGTCTTTTTATACCTAGCCTCAGTTAATTTGTTATGTCTTACAAAGTCTATTTTTGCTTTTTTCCTAGCATTTTCTCCGGATTTTAAAACTACATCTAATCCAGATAGTTGTATATCTAAATCTCTTACACGGTTTTGTTCGTATATTAAATTTCTTTTATCCAAAACTGCCCAAGTAACAGCATACTGTAAACTAGAAAACGTGTTATTCACATCCGTTCCTATTTTACTAACTTTAAATCCATATTTATTTTGCAAAATCTCATATTGCTCAAACAATCTAAGTACATTACCATCTTTATAGATTGATTGCATTTTGAGTTTGGTTATATTTTCATTACTAAACAATCTATTAAATGAGTCAAAAAGTTGTTTTTCATTCATGTGAAAGTACCTCAAAGTAAATATTACGTAGTTCTGGTGTCGTGTCTAAAAAGTCTGGCAATTTAATTTGTCTGTCACTAATCTTAATCATAGGCACGCCAGAACAATCTATATCTAGTGCACCTAATTCACTATCGTTTTCAGAAAATACACCAGAGTGATTTACATAGAAATCAAAATTCCACACTTTGCAAGGTTCTTTGGATTCGATGAGAAACCCAAACTTGTCAAATTCATTTAAGTCAACTTCATCTATTGTTGGATTTTGGATTCGTTCAGGTTGTGCTCTAAGACTGATAACTTGAATTATGGTATCCAAGTTACATTGTGTATTTCGTTTATGCTCCCAATTCATCATATCTATACTAGATATGTCGATGGGAGGTTTTCTGTTTGTAATATCAGTTTTTGTGATATCAAACAATGTATAGCATCTAATATTTGTTCCCATACAGTATTTAACAGAGGTAAAAAAACCCGAGAAATTCCCGGGTTTTTTATTAGTGTAAACACTAATGAATTAATCCCAATATAGATTGAAACCGTTGTTTTCTACTTGAGCACTTGCCAAGCTGTAGCCATCAACTGTGCCTAATGCACGGATAGCGTCTTGTAGGTCACTTGGATCCCAAGCTGCAACTGGGTATGTAGCAATGCTCAATTTGTCACTATCCAATTGGAAGAAGTGAACTGTTGACAATTGTGTGATGCACTTGATTACTGCATCAACTGCACTATTAACACCCATTTTGCTAGAAGCGTCACCGCCCATATCAATCACAAAGAAGTCAAGGTGTGGACCTTGAATCATTACTGGAACGCCAGTTGTAGCTGAACCAGAACCATTACGTGTATCAATTGCGAATACTGGGTTTACATCACCGTGTACTTGTAAGTTATTATTTGACATTTTGTTTTCCTTTAAAAGTTTGAACCATATAGGCTCTACTTTTATTTATGCCATTTGCAAAAAAATCTGGTTTTAGAAAAGATTTCCGCCCTTTTCTAGCTTTTGTATTACGATTTGTTGCTCCTGTTTAGATAGTCGTTTTAGTGCGGCTAGTACTTGTTCTCCGTCAGAACTCAATGGGGTATCCGCCGCTGGATGAGATTGAGTGAATTCGTTACGCTTAGTGCTATAAAACTGGTCAAAAACTGCGGATCCTAAATCTTCAAGTATACCAAGATAATTCTTTTCTTGCACCACTAATTGTGCTATTTGTTTACTAGCATTACTAACTTGTGGACCTAAGCTACCTATTTGATTTCCAAGATATGTTTTTATAGAATTTTCGATAACACCTGCATATCTATTAATGAATTGATCCGTTTGCTGGCTTTCTTTTAATGCAATTTTGAATAGTAAATTATATTCATTAGACTCTCGTTGCATTCCAGCTTGTTGTGCCTGTGCTTGTTGTGCTTGGGCTTGTTGCGCCTGTTGCTGTTCTTGTTTAATAATAGCAGTTATGTCATCTTTGACAGATTCTTGTGTAGCAGATATAAAACCTGATATCTTTTGTACAAATGTACCAACAAATTGTTTTTTTGCTATACCACGTTGTACCCCGCCGACTTCAGGTTGTGATCCGTCGAACCCTATCGCACGTGCAAACGCTGATCCCAAAACACCTGCTGTTGGTGCAAATGAACCTATTGCTTGTCCAGCTTTACCCGCCAGACCCATAACCGCACTATCTGCCGCTTTTAATGAATCCCCGATGCCTTCATGTAAATCATTCAGCTTCATTTGGTTTTCTCAGACTTTTGCTGAACCTAGATTGGTCTTTTGCTTTGATTGCGCTAAGTAATTTGCGTTCTAATACTGCGGCACGTTCAGGGTCATAGTGCTTATTAATCATTTCAACTAAATTTATTGCACTGGTTATTATATTATGAGCACGGCTTTCAATGATATGTTTAGTATCACGATTGTTTCCTAATGCTTCCAATTCTTCTAGTAAACTGCGGGTTTTACGTTCCATGATATGTTCCTAATTATATTTATCACTTACGCATGGCATTAAGCATAGCTTTTAATTTAGCACCCTGAACGTCTGCAACTACTGTTTTTGTCATAGGTTCCATGTCTATAATTTCCCCATCCGCTGTAACTGTAGACTGGGGTTTTAATTGGCTCATAATCTGATTAGGACTTGGGCTGGGCTTGTATTTTGCTTGTTGTTCAGCATACCCATCAGGATCCTCATCAGTGATACGCATAGTTTCAATGTTGTATTCCAAGTCAATCTTCTGGCCAACACCTGTTGAACTACGACTTTTCATACATTGAATCTGATACTTACCACGCTCACGCATACTACGGCTTGTAAAGATACCAAACACGTTATCTGCTGTATTAATCTTACTGATACCACCTGCAATATGACTGTGGTCAAATTCAATTTCTTCAACTGCACTACGATTTAACTGTGACGCAGTTACCATAAGAATTCCTAGTTCTTTTGCTAGGTTACGTAATTCTTCTGAAACATATTTGTCTTTGATAAACTGATCGTTTGGATTGACTTTGACACTGACTGGCATGACAAGATCCAAGTAATCAATCATTACAAAGTCAACACGCATTCCAGTTTGAATTTGTACTTCTTTTAGATAACTACGAATATCATTGACGTTACTTTGTGCAGGCATACCTTTAACACGATATTGACCTGCTTTCTTTGCCATCATTTTAACTTTGAGTTCTGTACCATCAATATCTTTGCGAATATCACGTGTACTCATCATGGTTAACATCGCATCAGTTCTTAAACTAGTTAGTTCTTCACTCAATTCTAATGACACATAAACACCACTTAGTCCCATTTGCAACCAGTTCAATGCGATATTCATCATGACCAACGATTTACCTGAACCTGAGCCACCTGCAAAGATGTTTAGTTCACCTCTACTAAAACCACCATATAATAGTTTATCCATTTGGGGCCAGCCAGTGCTTTGTTGTCCACCTGCATTAAAGTATTTGTTGATACGTGCTTTAGGATCAAGAAAATAATCTGTACCCATATCACGTTGCAAACTGATTTGAACAGCATCTTTAATTAGTTTCTCGACAGGACCAAACTCACCTTTTTCTAACAAGTCTGCACTTTTAAGAATCGCACGTTCTAGTTCTTGTCTTTTAGTGAACGCTTCAAACTCTTGTAAGAACCAATCAGTGTGTTTCTCACCAAAATCTTCAATAATATCAATTTGTTGACCTGTTGTTGCTTTGATTTGTACTGCATCTGGTAACAAACTATATTTTTCACTATATTCAACCATGAACTCAGCAACAGGTCTTAATGACTTGTCAAAATTCTGAGCATTCATGATATTCATAACTCTAGTATACAATTCTGCATTCGTCAGCATCATTTGCAAAAAGAGCCGTTGAACATCTACATTATATTCCTTTAGCAATTTGCTTCCTTCTCATCTCAATTTTAATTTTACTATTTGTTGCACTTTGTAATATACTTAGCAATGTAGGGACTTTGCCATATCTTATTACCGCATCATTCACATCTTTAATATCGTTTTCCCAATCAGGTAAACTGATTGAATATCCCAATTCTATAGCACGGTCTATTATTTCTAACCCTGTCTTATCACGGTCTGGTACAACTATTATCTTTCTATTCAATTGTCGTAGCATACGTGCTTGTTCTTCACTTATCGTATTGTGTGTCAATGCACACCCATTGATACTTAATGCATCAAAAATACCCTCGGTTAAAATGCATACTTGCCATTCAGGACTTTGTTGATCGTATCCAAATACATATCCGGGCTGTTGGTCATTGATATATTTAGGTATTCTATTATCTAAGAATCTACTAGTGTGTCCTACATTTTCACCCTTATATGTATATGGAATGATAATCCTGTTACTGTTTCTACCTGTTTCGTCAGGTGTAACATAAAAATTAAAATCATCCAAACTAACATTTCTACTCAATAGATAATCAATATATACCTTATGCTCGGGTTTATCTTCTAATAACTCACAATCAGGTAATTTTTTTGGTTTGAGTTGTAATGGTTTTTCTTTTTTGAACTTGCGTGTATAATCTAGTAAATCCTTGTTCTGTAGACTTTCTAAGATCCAACGTTGTATTTGCTGGTCATCTACCCCGCACCATGCTAATAATTCACGTGATTTTTTAGATATAGTTTTACCATTCTCAAACCCGCAACTAAACCCACAGTTAAAGCAATGATATGTCCAAC